CTCCCGCTCCCGCTCCCGCTCCCGCTCCCGCTCCCGCTCCCGCTCCCGCTCCCGCTCCCGCTCCTGCTCCCGCTCCTGCTCCTGCTCCCGCTCCCGCTCCCGCTCCTGCTCCTGCTCCAGCTCCCGCTCCCGCTCCAGCTCCGGGGATATTTTCGTCGGAGCGATCTCATCGCTTAACCTTGCCGTACGATTCGATCGCTCCGATCTGAATGTACGTCGCCTCCATCGGAAGCGACTGTGCATCTTTCCATGACTTTGACGACCAGTCGCCAGTTTCGTAGACGATCTTGGCGTTCGCGAGCTTGACCGCCTTGTCGTTCACGCCGACGAGTTCGCCCGCATATAAGTAGTTCATGCAGAGTAAAATCACTTCCTCGCCGAGAAGCGATTCGAGTCCTTCTTTCTGCCCGGTCTCCTTGGTGTCGACAACGATTTTCATGGCGGTCTCCTTGCGTTTTCGGGTTGGTTTTCGTGGGCTAGAAAGGGACATCCGTGTCGTCCTGTGGAACGCTCTCTGGATTCGGCGCTCGGCCGGACTTCGTTGGCAGCGCGGGAGTTTGTGACTCGTCTCCCGGAAGGATCGTCCGCGCGATGCACTGCAAGTGCCCGTACTTCTCGCCGTCCTTCTTCTTGGCGAGTTGGACGTCGCCCTTGATCGTGACCGACTCGCCTTCGCCGAAGTTGTCCGACACCCCTTCGAAGCACGTCACGTCAAGCCACTGCTCGAACTTTCCCGTCGTGAGATACAGAGTAAGCCAACTCACTTTCTCGCGGCGCGTGACACGGGTGATACGGGCATTTTCGAAGATGAAACGAGCGTTGCTTTTGGGCATTAGTCCTCTCCTGTCAATGGTCCGGTTATCCAGTTCGATCGTGCTTGCATTCGTTTTTCCATGAACTCAACCGCCGTCCGTGGCAGGCAGTCATTGCACGGAAGTCGCAGTCCGCATCGACAGCGGGCGCCGCTCATGTCGTCGATCAACTCGTCTCGCGTCAACGCCGCTTGCCGTTCCTCGGTTACGCTGATCTCGCGCATTCGGTAGTGCGGCTGAATTATCCTTAGCTTACCTTCGCGTCTCGCGATCTGATAGTGGTGTTTACAAAGTCCCTGTCCCTGTACGGGCTGTCCGCAGTGGCAGAGCGTACGACCACGCGGATTCCCCTGCGGAACCATCTTGCGCCTGCTGCGAGGCCCGTAGGGCACTACTTCTGCCTCCGTATCGGCGGCGACGCTTCGTGGATCATGGTTGTCTCGTAGCGGAGCAGCCATGCCACGCCGGCCTTCAATGCCCGTGCCACCGCTTCGCCTCTGTTGCCGTCGAGCATGACGAAGCCGGGGCCACTCTCGGTCGAAACGCGAATGTTTGCGACACTGTTGTATTCGCGAAGCACGGCCTTGGCCATTTCCTCGCCGAGTTCCCGGATCGTCTTGGGCATGCGGCAGAGGTTCTCATGGTTGAGCAACGCGGTCAACTACTTTCTACGAATTAGGTTCCTTGACACTGTAATAGCTCAGGCGTAATGTGCCGACTCATGCAGAATAAAGAGCTTCAGGAGACGGTCGGTCGCCATGTGAAGCGACTCAGGAAGCGCGGGAACTTTTCTCGCGAACGACTGGCGCGCGCCGCCGGTATTTCCTCTGCGTCGATTCATCATATCGAGAAGGCCGTGGCGAATCCGACGCTTGGAGTTCTCGATCGACTGGCCGGGGCTCTCGGAGTGAAGGTCGAAACGCTGGTGAAGCCTTGAAGTTCATCGTGATTTCGGCCCCGCGGACCAAGAAGACATCACAGCAGATAGCAAGAGTCCGCGGTCGTACATTCATCGTCCAGGACAAGGTAAAGGCCGCGTATCAGAAGACCGCCGTTGAACAACTCTCGGCGCAGCTCGCGGAAGTCCGTCAGCACGGCGTCTTCGCGACGTTCGACGCTCCGGTACAAGTAAGCGCCACCTTCTACCGGGACAAGAACCTCGGCGATCTCGTCGGCTATATGCAGATGATCGCCGACTGTCTGGAGAAAGCGGGCGTCGTGGTGAATGACCGATTGATCCAGTCCTGGGACGGGACAAGATTTACCAAGGACGCCGCGAACCCCCGTACCGAGCTTGAGGTAACCGCGCTGTGAGGGGCCTTTGGTTGGCGACGATCTGCCATGTCTGTCAGCGCCAGGTGCGCGCGCTCGGCATAGAAGGCGATAGCGTCCTCAAGGTAGAGAGTCACGGCGACTTTTCGCAGAAGGAGAAGCAATCGCCGTCCGGTCGTCCCATTCGTCCGACCTGCGAAGGTTCGGGCCGACTAATCGCGGTGCCGAATTGAAAAGGCCAGTTGCCGCCGGCAAAAGACGGCTATCGGGACCGGTCGCTCCGTCCGGAACTCAGAAGGCAGCCGCGACAGCCTCCGACGTCATGGGCGGCGCGTGGTTCGGTTCGGCCTTCGCCTTCGCGGCCTTCTTCGGAGCCGCCTTCTTCGCGGCCGGTTTGGCCTTCGCTTTCTTCTCCTTCGCGTCGAACTTGAATCCGAACTTCTCCGCGACGGCATGCGAGATCGACTTGCCGGCCGACTTCGCGGCCGAGCGGATCTTGTCGATGACCGACGACGGGGCGCGAACGCAGACGACGTCCCAGCCGGGAGCGTACGTACGTGCGCGCTGAATCTTGCCATCGACCTTCTTGGGCTTCCATTCCTTCTTCGATTTCTTCGCCATGATTGGCCTCCTGGACTGAACCATAAGCGGAGCCGTGGAATATGTCAATCATCCAGTTTCATAAATCGACTGCGCTGGAATTCATGCGCGCCATGCCGGATAAGTCGGTTGACGTGGCAATCTTCGATCCGCCGTACGACGAGAAGACCCACGATGGCGCGCTGAACGCGGAAGACATCGACTTCACGCCGATCGTCGATTTCGAGCACGTTACCGAGGCGCTACGGGTAACGAAGCGCTGGGTGCTCTGCTTCTGCGCGCTCGAACAACTCGGCGCATACCAGACGAAGGCTGGCGGGGCATGGGTCAGAGCTGGCATCTGGGTTCGTCACAGCGGGCCGCAGAAGACCGGGGACCGACCGGGGCAGGCGGCCGAGGGCATCGCGATCATGCACCCGGAGGGGAAGAAGCGCTGGAACGGCGGCGGGAAGGCCGCGATCTGGGAGACATCGATCGTGACCGCCAAGGGGCGGCTGCACCCGACTCAGAAGCCGGTGTTTCTCATGGAGATGTTGATTCGGGACTTCACGGATACCGGCGAGACGGTACTTGACTGTTTTGCGGGCAGTGGGACCACGGGCGTTGCCGCCATTTCGGAGGGCCGCAAGTTCGTCGGCTGCGAGGCGACCGAAAGATACTTCGCGGTAGCCAACCGTCGCCTCAATGCTTGCCGAGAGCAACTCACGATTTCGTATGAACCGCCGCGCCCGAAGCGGAAGGTAAGAACAAAGCAACTCGCGTTCACCCTGGAGGCTCCCGATGGACCCAAGTGAGATCCTGACCGCCGCAGCAAATCGACTCGCAGAGAAGGGATGGGTCCAGGGAGCATATACGCTTCCGGTCGACATCAGCCTGTGTCACACGGCCCCGCCGGAGATCGGCGCAACGGACCTGACCGGAGCAATTCGAGCGGTAGCCGGAGGCTGGTGGAACCACGGCAGCGATGATGCAAAGGCCGAGGCCAAGGAGGCCGTACGCGACGCGATCGGCGGCGGTTCACTCGGGGGCTGGAACGACGAGGACGGCCGGACTGTCGAGGAGGTTATCGGGATTCTTCGGCTCGCGGCCGAGCGGTGCAAGTCCGAGCGGTTCCCGATCGTCCACGTCACCGGGCGTCGCGGAGCTGAACATCCGGGGCCGACCGGCGGAAAGCTGCGGCTTGGCGAATGAGTTTGCAACGACTCATTGAGCTTCCGCAGAAACCGCTTTCACTCACCCCGAGAGGATATCAAAAACGGCAACACGGCGCCGTAAAGACCGAGTTTCAAACCAAGAAGTCAACGGCGGTGATCGCTGCGACAGGAACGGGCAAGTCCGTCCTGTTTGCCATGGTATCAGAAGACTTCGGCGGAAGCCTGGTTCTTGCTCATCGGGACATCCTCATCCGCCAGGCCGCCGCGAAGCTCAAGGAGGTGACCGGCCGCGAAGTCCAGATCGAGAAGGCACAGGAATACGCCGACGCTTCGGACTTCGTGGTCGCATCCGTCCAGACGCTCAAGGGCCAGCGGCTCAAGAACTTCGCCAGGGACTTCCCAGACATTCCACTTATCGTAATCGACGAGTGCCACCGGGCGACCGCGAAGACATACCGAGATATCGTGGCCATGTGGCCCAACGCGAAGCTACTCGGAGTTACGGCCACGGCAGATCGGACAGACAAGGTCGGCCTGGGTAACGTGTTTGAGTCGGTTGCCGACCGCTACGAAATCCTTGACGCCACCGTGGACGGATGGCTCGCTCCGTTGCGCTGGGTTCCCGTTCGTACCGAAATAGACCTGAGCAATGTCAAGGTGACGGGGCGCGGGGAAACGCGCGACTTCGACCAGGGAGACCTGGATAACGAAATCGTCAAGTTCGCCGGGGAATGCTCGCGCGCCGTGCTCAAGGCGCTCGACGACTACGGACAACCGAGCATGCGCCTCGCGGTGTTCACGCCGGGAGTCAAGACGGCGCATGCCGCCTGCGACGCGATGAACGAGCTTCGGCCGGGCTCGTCGGCGGTCGTAGACGGAGAGATGGAGGACGCTTTCAAGCGCGGCGTTCTTGAGCGTTTCAGGGCAGGGGAAATCCAGTTCGTATTCAACTGCGCCGTACTCACGGAGGGATACGATGATCCGACACTGGCCGGAATCTTCGATTGCTCGCCAACGAAAAGTCGTCTTCGTGCGGTGCAGCGATGGGGAAGAACAACCCGTCCTTATCCCGGAATCGTGGACAAGATTGATAGTCCTGAAGGTCGCCGAGCAGCTATTGCGGCTTCACCGAAACCATGGGGAGTCGTCTTCGACCTTGCATTGAACTCGCACATTCACGACGTCTGCGGCCCCCTGGACCTGTTGCACGGATTGCCGATGTCAGACGACGTACGACGCGAGGCGAAGAAGGTACTCGTAGAGCGCGGCGGAACCCCGCAGGACGCCATCGCAGAGGCAGAGCAGCGCCTCAAGGATCAAGCGAGGCGCGCGCGAGCTGCGAAGCATCTTGCAGCCGCGACAAAGGTCATGGTCGGCACTCCGCGGAGTGTCTTCGACCGAATGCGGGTCGACTTCGACGGGCCGAAGCGACTGAACCCGGAGACGCGGCCGACGGCGGGAATGCTCGGTCTCATGGGCGCTCGTCAAATCCCGATCCCGAAGGACTGTTCACGGCGCGTGGCAAGCCGCCTGATCGGCGAGGACAAGAAGCGGGAAAAGAACGGTCTGTGCCGGTTGGCTGGCGTGGAATGGCTCAGGAAGTACGCGGGGGTTGACGCCTGGAAACTGCGAGGCAGCGTCGCGAAGAACATTCAGACGGCGACGATCCGGAAGGGGCGGAAGTTGACGCCAAATGAACTGGCGCCGCTGCTCGAATTCGAACCTGGACAGGACGGCTGAGGTATACTGAGAAAGGACGACCATGGGCGACCACAAGGTGAACGGCGTAGCCACGGCTCACGCCGCAGGAAAGCGCATCCAAGAAGCGCAGGTTACGATGTTGAGCAACGATTGCGGACTGATCGGGTTCAACATACTGCCCGTGTTCACGCAGGACTTACCGGACGGACCGATCCGCGTTGCAGCCGTGCTTACCGCGACGGGCGGAAAAATGTCGCAAATCGTCGGTTCGTTCGAACCGCGAACGGTTGTCGTCGCCGAACTTTGGTCGGGGACGGTTGAACATCTTCGAGGCGAACTCATGCCGAAGACGAAGACGGAAGAGGCAAAGCCAGAGTGAGCAAGCAGGCTAGGCCGTGGGCGCGGCAACAGGCTGGTAGAGCGCCATAAATGAGCGCGCCCAATACCGTAACTTGGCTCCCGGAACTACACGAGGGCCGTACTACGACATCGCAGATCATCAGACTGGTAAACCAGTTGCGCCGCCGCGTGATTGGCAATTCGTCAGGTGCGACAAGCGCGCTGTTCTCGACTGCGATCGGGCGCGGCGACGTGCTTACTACGCCCACTAATGGAGTCGAACTAATCGGCCTGGCGTTTGTGTTGCCGGTCGTATATCCATCGTTTACGGTGAATTTTAGCGGGGAGGCCAAGGATACTGCCAATAACGGAATCTTCCGGATCCGAATAGGCGGTACATACGGCCTTACAGACGGAGTCGAAATAACACGATTTACCGCGACAACCACCGGATTTCTTCCGTACTCCGCTACTCCGCAACTGATTACGGGTAATACGTCAACGCTCGTGCAAATGACGCTACAGTCGACGAACGGCAATACCGCCAGCTTCAAGGGCGGATCACTGGTCTGGAACTAATGCCAGTTAGACGCAAGCCCGTTCCGCTTGAACCGGAAGCGCCGGGAATGGACCCAATGTTCATTTCCAAGGTCGCGCCCGAAGACCTGTGGACGGAGAAAGATACGCCGTCAAAGCCGCAGCCGCCGCAGTGGCCAATCGTCCCCGGTTATACCCCTCGCATTCTCGCTTCGAACGGCAGGCCTATTTTCGGCACCTGGAAGGGACCGCAGGATACGTTCTGGGACTACAAGGGCCGTTACGGTTTCATCGGCGGTGGAACCTATACCGGCAAGACCGATCTTCTCCGCTGGTATCCTTGGCAGCAAATCGAAGAAGACAACGCCCGCATTAAGAACGGCGAAATAACCGAATCGTTCGGGCAAGCGCTTTACCTTCTCCGCGAGACTCCCCGTCTCCGCGAGGTCATGAACCGCTGCGCGCGCGACTTCAAGATTGCCTGTCCCGATATCTCGTGGAAGGCAATGGACAAGACGTACGTTCACCCGAACGGCTATCGCATCACGTACGGGCACATGGAGAACGACGAAGACTGGGCGAAGTACCAGGGCTGGCAAATCACCTGCCTACTGTGGGACGAACTGCCGTCGTTTCTGCTCTCCCAGTGGGACATGATGGATCAGTGGGTTCGTCAACCCGGCGGTTCGTATTTGACGCCCATCCAGCGGGCGGGCGGAAACCCAATCGGCATCGGTCGAGCGTGGGTGAAAAAGTTCTTCGTCGATTTCGGTTCGGGCAAAGAGGTCACGAAGAAGGTCACGGTTGAGGTCGAGGACGCGGAGGGCAAGAAAAGCAAGCAAGTCGTCGCGCGCTCACGGATGTTCATCTTCGCCAAGGTCTCGGACAATAAGAGCGTTGATCAGGCTTCGTATCTCGCGTCGTTCGCGGACAAACCGCCGGCCCTTGTGCGTGCCATGCGGGACGGCGATTTTAGTTCAGCGCTCGGGGAACTCGTCGGTCGGTGCTGGGATGAAGATGTCCATGCGATCGGGCCGTTCCCGATTCCTTCGACGCGGCACCTGTTCCGCTCCTGTCACTTCACGTACGCCGAGACTACAATCAATTGGTGGGCCGTCGACTATGACGGGAACCTGACCAGCTACCGGGAATTGAACCTCAAGAACCACACGTCGAAGATGGTTGCGGAGCGCATACGCGAGATCGAGGAGTACGCGAAAGACCCGCGCGAGTGGAGTGTGGACAAGGACGACGGGTCGAAACTGTCGGGCGTGCTGGGACCGAAGGAAGCCTGGGAACGAACGGATCAACGCGGCCCTTCGCCTGCGGAGACCATGCGGCGGGTCGGAGTGCGCTTCTCGCGGGCGGACGAAAACCTGGGAGCTGCGGCCGACCAAATTCGAGACCGACTGCTGTCACGCACCCTTGACGGCACTCTGGCCACTCCCGGATTGCGCTACTTCGACTCCTGCAAGCACTCGATCGAAGAGATCCCGTCCATGCCGGCGGACAAGAGCGACGCGGACATGCCGGATCCGAAGGCACCTTCCACCGCGTACCGTTCTACGTGTTACGCTGTAATGAGCCGCCCCATCAAGCCGGAGAAGGAAAAACCGGCCGACGACGATTGGGACAAGTGGCAGAAACCGAAATCGCAACGGAAAAGCCGAACATCTTACCCGGGGATGTGGTGAAAGACAACCGCGAACGTAACCGTTACGAACGGGAGGCTTACTGAATGCTCGTATACATCAATGGGGTCGCGGTCGAAGGAACCCCGGAAGAAATCGGAAAGATTCTAAGAATTAAGCCGCCCGATTATTTCGGCATTCCGTTGCACTTCGAGACCTGTCTTCATGATTTCACTATGAACTCCATAGCGCCGACGTGCCGCAAGTGCGGCGCTATGTACCAGCCGTTTTCTCCGACAATTACGGTGAGCCAATGAGCACGACCCCCGACGACAACGAATCCGACGCCCCCGACGAAATGACTGTCGAGGACAAGTCCGAGCCCGATGAGTCGATCGTGGTTGATGACACCGCAGCGGCCATGGAGGGAAAAGCACCCGAGACGGTCAATCTTGTCGACACGATCGCCGAAGAGGAGCAGAAGGAGATCGCGGACGCCGTCTTTGATGACTTCGAGACCGACTGGGACGGTTCCGACAAGTTCCGCCAGCGTCGCGCGCAGATCTTGAAGCTGGCCCTCGGCGAGCTTCCGCCGAAGGAAGACGGTTACAGTCAGATTCACTACAGTATCATCATGAAGGCCGTCGTAAAGCTCGCGGCCCGCGTCTACGACCAGCAATTCCCATCGAACGGTGAGTTCTTCGGCGTTCGCCCGACTTCCGCCGCCGATCTCCCGCGCTGTGTTCGCGTCGCCAAGCACCTCAATTGGCAAGTCCTGCATCAGATTCCAGAGTACGTCCCGAACCACGACGCGCTCATCATGCAGTGGTACCTGTACGGCTCAGCGTTCACGTTCATCTACTGGAACCCGGTCAAGAATCGTCCGTGCCACGAAATCTGCCCCACGGAAGACATCGTGCTTCCGTACGCCTATCCGCAGTTCGCCAACGAGCCGAGCATGTCCGGGTTGCCGCGCATTACTCGAATCGTTCGCAAGTATCGTTACGGCGCAGACGGTCTGGACGCATGGGCGCGCACCGGCTATTACAGCAAGACGAACGTCGATGAGTTATTCAACGACGACGAAGACGACGGCGACAACGATCTCTCGGGTACGTCGAGCAGCAGTGACACGACGTCTGATCCCGTCCGTGAGGTTATTGACCGCGCAAGCGGCATCAAGAAGCCAGCGAAGGAAACGCCCGCTCGCCGTGATTTGCTGGAGCAGCATCGTTGGTGGAAGCTCGACGAGTGGCCCGAGGAACGGCCGGTTATCGCTACGATCGACCGTGAGACACGAAAGCTAATCGGCTTCGTGGTTCGTGCAGACGAGGATCCGGAGGATCGAGCGCGGTACAACCGCGAAAAGCAGGCCGATGACGCCGGTTATGAAGCGGCCATGCAGCAGTACCAGCAGGACTTGCAAGCGTACCAGAACAACGCGATTAGCATCCTCGGCGGCATTCAACCGGGCGCGGGTCCTATGCCCAATATTGCCGGCATGCCATCCATGGGCGCACCAATGTCTCAGTCTCCGATGCTGAGCATGACTCCGCCTCCGGTTCCCGGCGCGATGACGCCGACGCAGCCGATTCAACCGACGCCGATGACTCCGCCGACTCCGCCAGTGAAAAAGCCGCTGCCGGTTGAGCCGAAGCTGATTCCGATTCATTTCTTTACCCACTTCATCTGTATTCCGAACCCGGAGGGGATCTACGGTTTCGGTATCGGCTATTTATTGGAGGGTAACAATCTCGCCGCAGACGCGCTCGGCTCAGCGCTCGTTGACTCGGCCGTTCGGGCGAACACCCAGACCGGCATTGCTTCCCGCGAAGCGAAGCTCGGGGCGGGCGAGTGGAGGATCAAACCGGGCGAGATTATGAAGACAGAGCTTTTGCCGGGAGAACTGGCAGAAGCGATCCACTGGTTAGAGTATCCCAAGCCAGAGCCAATGCTTGGCGAGGTAATCAAAGATCAAAAGGAAGAGGCTGAGGAGCTTTCCGGCGCTAGCGATATTCTTTCGGGTGAGGTCGGCGGCTCGAATGAGACCGCAACGACGACGCAGATCAGGATCAGCCAAGCGCTCGCGGCCGTCAGTATCCAAGGTAAGCGCTATGGCCGTTCGCGTACGTCCGAGGGTGAGAAGTTCGCCCGGTTAAACAGCGTCTATCTCGGCGACTCGGAATATTTTAGCGTCATCGATCCGTATCACCAAGCGCCGCCGCAAGCGCAGGATGGGACTTATTCGGGACTGAAAGAAAATCAGGCTTACCATCCATCTGTCGGCATGGTCTCCGACGAACACATTGCACGCCAGGATTATCTTGAGGATGTTGCGATCACTGTTACCGCAGACCCGCGCATGGCTAGTCAGCCTCAGCGGTTCCAGGAGGCGATGCAGGCGATTCAGGTGACTCAGAATGCCGCCGCGGTTGCTCCATGGATCGCGCAAAACCCGCAACTCTGGATGGTACTTCTGCGCGCTCTGTTCACCGCAATGGACCGTCCCGATCTCGTTGCCCTCGTCCAACCGCCGCCCCCGCCTCCACCTCCGGGAATGCCGCAGCCCGGCGGGGTTCCGGTTCAAGGCGCCCCGCAGGGCGGACCACCGAAGCCACCGCCGCCTCAACACAGCGGGCCTCCCCACCCTCACCCTCAGTCGCCGGGGCCGACGGTGCCCAACAGCGGCGGAGCGCCCGAGAACGCGCCGTTCATGTCGCAGGGTCAGTGAGGCGGTTTGACATGGCTGTGCTTACGGTTTAGCCTACGGCTTAGCAATGAGTCCCCAGAAACGCGGCTTCGCGAACATGGCCCCTGCGGATCGTTCGGCCGTTTCTAGCAAGGGGGGCCTCGCGGCGCAGGCAAGCGGGAAGGCGCATCGTTGGACGTCCGAACAGGCGAAGATCGCCGGCAGTAAGGGCGGACGCAAGGTGAGGTCGAATGCCTAAGTTCGAGGAACGCGAGCCAGAGGAGTTGCATGCGTGGTTTGAGGAGAGCGACATTGCACGCGAGTTGCTTGCGCACCTGTACGAATCCAGAGGCGCGCAGCTCGGCGGCTTGATTTCCTCGGCTCGCGGCGGAGATTCAACGCGCGAGCGAACGACTCGCTATAGCTCTGCGTACGATGAGCTTGATAAGCTAATCGCGTTGCTGGAACGCAAACCGGAGAAGAAATGAGCAAGCTCGAAGAACGCATGAAGCAGTACAGCATCCCGCCGATTCCTGGCCTTCCGATGGGAAAGACGATCCTCGTGTTCCGTGTTCCGCCGGTCGAAAAGACAGCGGGCGGCCTCTACATTCCGGAGAGCGACCAAGGTGAGCAGGAGATCGGCGTGTTGCTCGCCGCCGGCCTCGGCGCGCTGGACATTCTCAAGGCGGCGCTGATCGATATCGGCGACGTCGTTTGGTTCGGACGCTTCGCTGGCACCAACCGCACTGTAAGGCGCGAGGCGGCGCAGAAAGCCGAGCAGATTACTGCAATGAAGGTCGAGGACGTTCAGATCTCGGTGGACGCGCTAGAACGTCTGAAAAAGTACGACATCAAGGAATTCGAAGTGGATGGAGAACCGACGGGACAGCACTTCTACGTCCCCAAGAAAGGCGGAAAGTAAATGCTTCCCGAGAATGATGAAGGCGGCGATGACGAACTAAAGATTGTCGAAAAGGCCGAGGGCGTAACAGTCGATCCGGATGATGTCGAAACTCCGGTAGACAAGCCGGCGCAGACCGAAGAGGAGCGCCAGACCCGAAAAGAGCGGCGCCAGAACCGCATGCGCGAGGAGCAGGAGAAGGCCAAGGCCGCCGAAGATCGCGCACGCGCAGCCGAAGACCGCGCGGCCCGCATCGAACGAGATCTAGCCGAGACTCGCGGCTACGTCACCGCACTCGGCCAGCGAACGCAGACGGACGATCCGGCGGTCGCCCGCAAGGCCAAGATCGAGTTGCTAGAGAGCGAGTCGGAGCGGCACCTCACGAATGCCGGCGCGGCAGCAGCGGCAAAGGACCAGGAGCGCGCGAGGGCCGAGATGCGCGCCTATAACGCCAAGCAGCGGGAGATCGCGCGGGTCGAAATGCGCGCCGAGATGGAGCCCGAGATCGATCAGCGGTTCCAGCAGTTCCGGCAGCAACAGCCGATGCAGATGACGCCGCAACTCATGCAGGCGCGTGAGGCGCTGAACCGCGAGTTCCCGTGGCTCGGGACGAACAAGCGCGCCCTGGATGCGACGGACGCCGAGGTAGAGCGTCGCATGCGCTCAGGCCAGCCGTTCACCTACGAAATGGCGCGAGCTGCGGCGGCCGAGGTTCAGCGCGATCTCGCGCTCAAGGTCAGCGCACCCCCGTCCGAGCGCTCACGTCAGATCTACGCCGCCCCCGGTGGCGGCGAGGGAGAAGGCGGTGGCGAAGGCGCCGTGACGGTCAAGATGGGCAAGGCCGAGAAGGTCATGGCTCACAAGCTCTATCCGGGGCTCGATCCAGGCGAGGCCGAGAAGAAGTGGGCGCGCGAGGTCGGCGCCCCCGAGGAGCGGCGCAGGGCGAAAGCTGGCCGTACCAGCGGGTAGTTTGCTCATCCATGGAAAACGTTTGCAAGATTACGTAGCTCGTGCATACTCGTAGCTAGCTTCCGATCTCCTGCGGGTCGGACAGTTTCCGCAGCAGGGTCTACGCCGCCTCAATAGAGGGTCCGGTGGTTCCGTTGGCGCCTCTCGCATCGGCATTGCGGGGAACGGTGAAACGAGCCGCTCGGAGACCCCATGGCACGCAGGAAGCGCAAGGACCCCGAAGACACGAACATTCTCTCGGATCCGCAGTACGACCAGGTGGTCAACGCGGACAAGTCCAAGAAGTATTGGTTCGTCTCTGACGAAGACATGCCGACCGCCTTCGGTCGCGGCTACGCTCGCGTGGAGCGGACCAAGGATGGTCCCCGCCCGGCGAAGTGGTTCGACGGTCAGGCCGACCACGGCCCCGGCTACAAGGTCAACAATCAGCTCACGCTGATGTCGATCGACAAGGAGCGCGGAGACGCGATCCAGAAGGCCGGCGAGGAACGCCACAACCGCGTCCTCAAGGCCACGCAGATGAAGATCAAGGACCCGTCGCAGGACGACACTCGCTATCTGTCGTACTCGAAGGATCCAGGCTACCGCAATCGTTTCTCCATTTCCCAGTCTGAGGAGGCTCGTTAAGTCATGGCAAACGTCACCATTGGCGGCTTTCGAGCCGTCGGAACGCTTTCGGGGGGACTGATTCCGCATACGCTCGTGCGCCCCGTGGTCAACAACTACGCAACGCAACTCAACAAGGGCGACTTTCTGATCAGCGCCGCAGACGGCACGGTCGGCGCCGGAACCGCTGGCAGCACGACGAACCTCGTCGGCGTGGCCGTCGGGTTCTCGTACATCCAGTCGGGCGGCCCCGTGAGCGGTCGCCGAGTTGTGGGTGACTTTCTCCCGGCGAACACCACGTTCTCTCCGACTACGGTCGGCAGTCCGCAGGAGTCGCTCTGCGAGTACATCCCGGCAACCGCCGACATCATCTGGGAGGTCGACTGCAACGGTACGACCGTCAACACGGTCGCCGGCCGCGTCGGACTCATCGGCGAGAACTGCAACCTCGTCGTGACCGGCACCCCGAGCACCACGGTTGGCAACTCGTGCATGTTCCTCGACGACAGCACGCACAATACGACCGCCCAGCAGTTCCGGGTCATCGGGATTCCCGGCTACACCCTGGAAGGCGGTCTGGACATCACCCAGGCGAGCGCGGGCGATCCAACGCTGTCTCACTTCCGGCTCCTGGTGGTTCTCAACCAGGGCTTCCTTCCCCCCTACACCACGACGGGAATCTAAGGAGCGACCATGGCAACGCCAATTCTCACCACCTCAAATATCCCGTCTACACTCAAGCCGACCCTCGACTTGCTGTGGGGAAACGAACAGAAGAAAAAGCTGTTCTGGAAGACGATGGGCTTCAAGGTGTCCAGCTCCACGGACGCCTTCGAGGACGATCAGGAGTTCGCGGGTCTCGGGCCAGCTCCGGCCAAGGCGCAGGGCGCGATGCTCCAGTTCGACACCATTCAGCAGGGCTTCGCCAAGCGCTACACGCACGTCACCTACGGCCTCCGATTCACTCTCTCGGAGGAAGCGATCGATGACTGCAAGTACGACGAGGCGATCAACGGCACCGAGAACCTGAGTACGTCGCTCAATCTCACGCAGGAGTTCGTAATGAACTCGGTGTTCATCAACTCCTTCTCGTCCTCGTTCGTAGGAGCCGACGCCCTGTCGCTCTGCAACACGGCCCACCTTCTCCCGAAGGGCGGCACGTACTCCAACATGTTCACGAACGCTCTCTCGCTGTCGGAAACGGCAATCGAGACCGCGCGCGCTAACATGGCGCAGCTTCCCGACTCGAACGGGTACGTCGTCAACGGCTATCAGCCGAAGCGGATCGTCGTTCCGCCTCAGTTGCTATACCGCGCGATGCGGATCCTCAAGTCGGAGCAGCAGAACGACACGGCGAACAACGCGATCAACGTGCTCAAGGGCATGGGGATCGAGATCGCCGACGAGTCGTCGCCGTACCTGACGAGCACCACCAATTGGTGGCTCGTGAGCGACATCAAGGCCGGCATCCGCGTCATCTGGCGCAAGAAGCCGATGTTCCGCGAGCACAACACCGAAGACAACTACACCTGCACGTACTCGGCCGTCGAGCGGTTCTCCGCTGGTTGGACGAATCCGCGCGACGTGTACGGCTCGAACGCCTAAGG